TTTTTTTTTTAAATGAGAAAAGAAGCTTACCGAATCCTTTCAAAGATCGGGGACGGATACTTCTTCACATCACTGGAGGAAGGATGCGTTCTACAAGAGCAACGCACCCAAACCCCCGAGCACTTCCGCTATGGTCTCACCAATGCTGGAGCCCGTGATCGATTCAATCATGGGAATGGCGGTCTTCACGCCACCGACAATGCTCTCAAGAGCTCCCTTGCCGGTGGGCATGTTGCCCGCCATTTGCTCAGCCTTAACCACAGCAGCAACCCCCTTGGGCGACTCCTTGGTCCCGGCTGTGACCACGGGCCTAACCAAGTCCCTCATACCGTTCTGCACGGTGGAAGAGACCTGGTCAAGTCCGACGGCCACGTCTGTGGCGCCACGGTTGCCGGTCTGGTACGTGGGGATGCCATAAATGGCATAATTGTACGTGACCTCAAACTCAATGGCGGTTCCCGGCTCCAAACCTTTGCCGGTAGCAAAGATGGCCGGGAGGCCGACCTGCGGATTAAACCCAGATGCGTCACCCCCAGTTCTCAAAGAGGGGGGGCCCACCTGGATCTGATCAAAACAACAGATCGTATTTGGGTTGGCAATGGCGGACAACCACTTATTGCTGGGCCAGTCGGCTACTGCCAACCGACTCCTCGACAAGAAAGTGTCCGGCACTGTCAACATTTGGTCGTAAGTCGGACCATTGTAACTATCCGAAGTGGGGTAGAGAGCCCTCGTAGGGGTTCCACGCCAATTGAAAATTCCAATGTCTCCCGACTGATCAACCAACTTGCCTTCAGGCCTCAGCCGGAGCTCAACGGACACGTTATTGTAGCGTGCGTCTTGCTCCGAAGCGTTGCCAGGGGGCGCAGGGCAGAAATTCTCCGGAATCTCGCAACCAGCGAGACCGGTAAATCCTGTTTGGGCTGTGGATCCATCGCTGGACCAATTGCCATTTCGCATGTACGCGTTGGGGCAACTGGCGCCAGTCTGGCCACTGCCGCCGCCGGCGCCGGCCCAACTTTCCAATGTGAAAGTGACCGGCGCCGAGGCGGACATAGGGACTCCCGTGATGGAGGGAGGCGGACCGGGGAACGTCAAATACGTCGCCACCGGGGCGCTTCTCTGCGTAGGCACGAGAGTGGGGTCTTCCCCCGTGAACGGAGCCCAGCCATCCGCGTTCGCGAGGATCCAAAAGGCTCCATCAGCGTTCACAATGGCGGTCCCGTAAAGTGTGAGCTGGTACATCCGGGCCTCAGCCGCCGAACTCCCACCAGCAACGGCCCCCAAAGGGACAGGATGCGGGTAGAAAGTTCGAGGGTTGAGAACCGTGTGCGCCCAAGCCAACAAAGCTGCCTGCATGGAATTCAACGTGAACTTGGCCACCTGATGGTTGGCCCCGTTCGCCGGAGTTCCGTACTTCTTCTTTTGGCTAGGGACTACGATTTCCTTCATCCCTTTTCGCTCTTTACGCAGAAGCTTCTCACGCTCATCAACTGCAACCTTCTGAATGGACTTCATCTGGCCTGCTACCTTGTTGTGAATCGCGAGCGCTACCGCGCGCTGCTGGTGAGCGGGCAAGCTATTCAACGCGGACATCACCTGCCCAGGCGTCTGTTTAGCAGTGCTCTTCGCGAGCGAGAACGGCACGTTCCCGCTTTTGTTCACCGTCGTCTTCTTGGGTTGCGTTTGTTTCATTCCGACACAAAACTCCTTCTCTAAGTTATTTTGTTGCCGGCTAAAATCGAAGCAACCAGAACTCTCTCTAACGCCACCATGCTTCACCATCAACTGGTCTGAATCATAATAACGCGCAAGGAATTCTTTAATCTCACTCAAGTTCCGATTTCCACGTACCTCGTAGAGAAACTGAGCCAGATCGCCCTCAAGGACATCGTTCTTGCTAACAAGCCTGAACAACGTCTTTGGCCACGACTGTAACTCAGCTCCGGAGGCGGTACATAAGTGCGAGCAAAACTCGAACTCAACATTGCCATCAACATCAGGAATCACTTCCTTGACGTCAGACAACTTGACTCCAAGCTGCTCCCAATAGACGACGACACGTTCTTCAACCCCACCAAGGGAGTTCTCGACACAATCATCACCCATCACCATGCACCAACAATCCTCCGGACTACCACCCAGGAATAAGGTCACGAAATTGCTACACGTCATCCTAATGATACCGTTTCCATCGGCAGTAACAAAACTGCCTGACTTCACGATACCGTCAAGTAACTGTGCG